GTACTTTAATCACCGCTAATACGAATTTTGCTGGAGCGTTGACTGGTAATGTAACTGGTAACGTGACAGGTAATGTTACTGGTAATTTAACGGGTAATGTAACTGGTAACTTAACCGCTTCTACTGGTACTACCACTGTTAACGATTTGGTAGTTAACGGAACTGTAGACTTTACAGATACCGTCTTAACTAATTTGGCAGCACCTTCTGCCTCTACTGACGCTGCGACTAAGGGCTATGTAGATACACAAGTTTCTAATTTAGTTGCTTCTGCTCCCGCCGCATTAGATACGTTGAATGAGTTAGCCGCCGCTATAGGTGATGACGCTAACTTTTCAACCACTATTACCAATTCTATAGCTACAAAACTCCCCCTAGCAGGCGGCACTATGACTGGTGCTATTGCTATGGGTACGAACAAGATTACAGGTCTTGGCACTCCCACAGCGGGTACAGACGCAGCGACTAAGGCTTATGCCGACACTATGCTTCCGCTTGCTGGTGGAACCATGACAGGCAATATAGTTCTAGGTTCTAATGCAATCACATCTACAGCAACACCTACTACTAATGACGAATTAACCAGAAAAGGTTATGTAGATGGCATATTAGGTAGCGCAACCTCTGCGGCTACCAGTGCTGCGGCTGCTGCAACTAGTGCATCAAATGCGGCGACTAGTGAATCAAATGCCTCAACATCAGCTTCTAATGCGGCGACTTCTGCTACATCTGCGGCTGCCAGTTATGATTCTTTTGATGACCGTTATCTAGGTGCTAAGTCTAGCTCACCTAGTTTAGACAATGACGGCGATGCTCTACTTACTGGTGCTTTGTACTGGGATACCACAGCAGAAGAGATGCGTGTCTATACAGGCACAGGCTGGACTGCTGCGGGTTCTGCGGTAAACGGTACAAGTAATCGTCAGACTTATACGGCTACCTCTGGTCAGACTAGCTTTGCTATTACCTATGACGTTGGCTATGTAGATGTCTATCTAAATGGCGTAAAGCTATTACAAGGCACTGACTTTACTGCTACATCAGGTACAGCGATTGTATTAACGACAGGCGCAACCTCTGGCGATATTGTAGACATAGTAGCCTACGGTGCATTCAACGTAGCTAATACCTACACACAGGCTGCTGCTGACGCTAAGTTTGCCCAAGTAGCTAATAACCTAAGTGACCTCGCAAGTGCCTCTACAGCCAGAACCAACTTGGGTCTTGGAACTATAGCCACAGCAGCAACCAGTGACTACGCTGCAACTGCTAATAATTTGTCTGACCTTGCCAGTGCTGCTACTGCGCTTACGAATCTAGGACTCACTGCTACGGCAGCCGAAGTAAACTACAACGACATTACCACTCTGGGTCTTACTGAAGCCTCCAAGACCGTTACAGCAGACGCTAACGGTGTAGTGACCTTTGATAACGGCATATCTGAAGAGTACACAGCGGTTACTTCAACCAGTAACGCCACGACTGTAAACCTACAAGACGGTACAAACTTTTCTCATACACTGACTGAGAACACTACGTTTACTTTTTCAAATCCAGCAGCTAGTGGTAAGTCTTCTTCATTTACCTTGAAGCTGGTACAGGACGCTAGTGCTTCAGGTTACACAGTAACGTGGCCCACAGCAGTTGATTGGCCCGCAGCCACTGCACCAACACTCACAGCTACAGCCAGTGCAGTTGATTACTTTGTCTTTATAACGCATGACGGCGGTACTACTTGGTACGGCTTCACAGCAGGACAGGCTCTCGCGTAATGAGTAAGAAGCTAATACAAGCAGCCGCAGGTGCAGGTGGAGAATCCGTCTATGTTGAGGATGTGTTCTCTACTTATTTGTATGAAGGTAATGGCTCGTCAATAACAGTAAATAACGGTATTGACCTTTCGGGTGAAGGCGGCGTTGTTTGGACAAAAAGCAGAACGGATACTAATCTTCATTATTTGCAATCAAGCGAGACAACTGGTTATTTATCTTCAAACAATACAAATGCTATAGCTGGCAGTAATTACATTTCTTTTGGAAGTAATGGCTACACTTTTCCGTATGATTTTGCTGGTTGGAATGGGTCAGGCAGAGACTACGTTTCTTGGTCATTCCGCAAACAAGCAGGGTTCTTTGATGTAGTTACTTATTCTGGAAATGGAACTGCGGGAAGAACTGTAAGTCATAATCTTGGCTCTAAGCCTGCATTTATAATGATAAAAATATTGAACTCAAGCTCTCATGGGTTTTTTTGTTATCACGAAAGTTTGGGCGCAACAAAGTATTTAACTTTAAATACAACTAATGCCGCTAACACAGGCACAGGCGGGTGGAATAACACAGAGCCTACTTCTACTGAATTTACTTTGGGAAGTTGGAGTAATGTAAATGCCTCTGGTTTTAACTACGTTGCCTACCTATTCGCCCACGATGACCAATCATTTGGTGATGATAGTGATGAGTCTATTATTAAGTGTGGGAGTTTTACCAGCAGCGCAAGTGCTACAGCGACAGTAACGCTAGGATGGGAGCCACAGTGGGTTATGGTAAAACGCACTGATAGCACTAGCAGTTGGTATATGGTTGACATGATGAGAGGTGCGCCACAAACAAACGCAAATTATTTATCTGCTAATTTATCAGATGCAGAGGCGGCAGTTGGCTCCTACAAATTTGCCACACCAACTTCAACAGGTTTTGATTTTGGTGGAGGTCTTGCCGTTAGTGCTGATTACATCTACATAGCAATCCGCAGACCAATGAAGACTCCTGAAGCGGGTACGGAGGTTTTTGATATAGACGTAGGCGCAACTGCACAAAGTAATCCTGCTTTGGTAAGTGCGTTTGGCCCAGTAGATATGGTGACTTTGTTTTTGCAATCTGCTCCTACGTTTTATGTTGGTTCTAGGCTCCAAGGCGATGAGTATATGAATACTCAAAGCACAGGCGCGACAGGCAGTAATGGTACTTGGTTATACGATTATCAAAATGGGTGGCGTTCTACTGCTGTCAATAATTATTACTCATATATGTTTAAACGCGCCACAGGCTTCTTTGATGTGGTGGCTTATACGGGTGATGGGACTAGCAGTCGTAGTTTGAATCATAATCTTGGTGTTGCGCCTGAGTTGATGATTATTAAACAAAGAAGCGCAACAAGAAGCTGGGCTGTTTATTCGTCTGCTACTGGAACAGGAAAGTTTTTAAAACTTGAAGACAGTGCTGGAGTTGTAACTCAATCAGGTATTTTTGACACCGCACCAACCAGTTCTGTATTTACTGTAGATAGTAATACTTATGTAAACATTTCAGGTGGCACGTACATAGCCTACCTATTCGCCACACTAGCAGGAGTAAGCAAGGTAGGTAGTTATACTGGTACAGCAGCTAGTTTAGACATTGATTGTGGGTTCACCTCAGGTGCGAGGTTTATTCTTATCAAGCGAACTGATTCTACAAGCGATTGGTATGTATGGGATAGCGCGCGTGGAATAGTTTCTGGTGATGACCCGTATATACTTTTGAACTCTACTGCTGCTGAAGTTACATCTACAGACTACATTGACCCATTATCTAGTGGATTTACAGTAACATCCTCCGCTCCTCTTGGGCTTAACGCCAGTGGCGGAAGTTATATATTTTTAGCAATAGCATAGGTGACTTATGGAATTTAGAGTACGTTCAAGCGGTGAGCTAAAAACTCAAGGCGAAATCCGCAAACTCAATCCAAATGTTTCTTTGCCAAAGGTTTGGAATAGCAACGTCTATGACACATTAGGCATTGACCCAGTATTAGAAACACCCAAGCCAGACACTACCGGTGACTACAAGGTAGTGGTTCGTGACGGCGCAGAGCAGGATGCTAATAACAACTGGGTGCAGAAGTGGGTAGAGCGGGATATGTTTTCCGATACTACGGAAGACGGCGTTACTACTACAAAGGCAGAGCATGAGGCTGCGTATCAGGCTAGATTGGATACAGAGGCTGCGGCTAATGTTAGGTCTCAGCGTGACCAGAAGCTGCAAGACACAGATTGGATGGGTATGTCTGACGTTACTATGTCAACTGAATGGGCAACCTACCGACAAGCACTACGGGATATCCCTAGCCAAGCAGGATTCCCAAACACGATTACTTGGCCTACTGAGCCTGGAGCATAAGATGAGCAAAGCGCGAGATTTAGCAGATTACATTTCAACGGGCGGTGTGCTGGCTGATGGTCAGATTGACCCTAGTGAAATTAATGGCGTTACTGCATCGGCTGCTGAATTAAATATTCTTGATGGAGTGACTGCTACTACAGCAGAGCTTAACTATGTTGACGGAGTTACCAGTGCCATTCAAACGCAGCTTGATTCAAAAGGTACTGTCTCCAGCCTTTCTGATTTAAGCGTTACGTCAACTGCCGCTGAATTAAATACATTAGATGCCTTAACAAGAGGCTCTATTATTTATGGTAATTCATCAGGAGCTACTGCTGAATTAACTAAGGGTACAGCTAATCAGGTATTAACCTCTGATGGTACAGATATTTCGTGGGCTGATGCTGGTGGTGGCGCATATCAAAATGTAGACATCATTACTTCTAGTAATTCAGCGTACTCAATCCCAGCAGAGCAAATCAGAGTTACCGTTGTTGGCGGTGGTGGAGGTAGTGGAGCTAATTTTTCTGCTAGTGGTAGCAGTGGAGGTAGCTCTGTTGTTGCTTCTGGAACAGAAACAATTACTCAAATTGCTGCTAATGGCGGCGGTGGTGGCGCGCCAAGTGGAAGTTATTATGGAGCAGCAGGAGGCGCACCAAGTGGAGGCGACATTAATGTAAGAGGAGGTGCTGGGACGGGCGGTGCAGGTTCTTATTACACAGGCGGCCCAGTGGGCGGTGTTTCTGCATTAGGCGGTGGAAATGGTGCTGGTCAAGGCAGTAGCTCTCAAGCTGGTCAAGGATACGGCGGCGGCGCAGCGGGTACTGGCGGAGATGGTGGAGTTACTAGAAGCGGCAGCGGTGGTGGCGGAGCAATGGCTATTAAAACGCTTACTGGCCTTACAGTTGGTAACACATTAAATATTACTATCGGTGCTGGTGGTGCTGGCGGTGTTGCTGGAAGTAGTTATGGTGCTGCTGGTTATCAAGGCGTTGTATTTGTAGAGTATTAAGGAATTAATAATGAAAGCTCACGTTATAGAAAATGGTGTTGTAACAAACACAGTAGTAGTTGATTCTCTTGATGCAATGCCAAACCTAGTAGAAGCAACAGAAGGCACAATAGGTTGGACGTACTCAGATGGTGTATTTAGTCCGCCTGCTGACACAAGAAGCGAAGAGGAAAAAGCTACTGAGGCAAGACAATGGAGAGATATGCTTCTCAATAAAACAGATTGGAGAGCCTCTGTTGATTTAACCTTATCTACAGAATGGGCTAATTATCGTCAGGCTTTAAGGGATGTTCCTTCTCAAGCTGGTTTTCCAAATACAATCACTTGGCCCAGTGAGCCTGAGTAGTATGAATGGTTCATGTATTTGTGCTAATCATGACCATTGGCGGCGTGGAGGTAGCTAACGACTCCTGTCGCGAGGCTATGTGCTTTTACAACGTAGATACCTGCAATAGTTTTGCGGCTAAGTTACGGAGGAGAGGAAGCCCAAGTACCCAAAATATTACGGCATATTGTAAGCCAATTTTAATTAACCCAAATGAGGATGGAATAAAGGTGTACTAAAATGCCAGCAGAAATAGTAGCAGCGGTTGCAGCAGCTAACCAGGCATTTAACTTTATTAAGAAGGCCGTCCATAAAGGGAAAGAAGTACAGGACTTAACAAAGGCGATTAGTAAGTTCTGGGATGCTAGGGAAGAAGTCAGCGTCCTAGAACAGAAAGCAAAGACTACAAGTAAGATAAGCAAATTACTAGGTAGTAGTTCAGTAGAAAGCCAAGCACTAGAAGCTACCCTTCAAAAGCAGAAGGCAGAGCAACTAGAGAAGGAATTGAAGGATATATTCTATTGGACGGGAAATGCGAACCTTTGGCACGATATGTTAAGGGAACGCTCAAGGATAAGGAATTTAAGGATAGCAGAGGCAAAGAAAGCAGCAGAAACTAAAGCAGCCATAATAGATATATCAGTAGTATTTGGTTGCCTTATAGGGATTATGTTTGTTTTCTATTTGGTGAGTCTAATTGGAAAATAGAATAGACAGAATAGAGAAGAAGATAGATGACCTCCAAGAAGCGGTTATCTCTTTAGCTCGTGTGGAGGAAAGAATTACTACCATATTTAACAGACAATCAAACATTGAGGATAGAGTTAACTCAATGGATGAAAGACTAGACAAAATATCTCCAGCAGTTGCTTTTGCAGAAAGGGTGTTTTGGATAATTGTTGTTGCTACTGTGACCGTAATAGGACGAATGTTATGAAAAAGATTGGTAAGTTTGTAAGAAACTTAGTTCAAACAGGAACTGAGAAGCAAGTAGGCATTGCCACTGTAGTTCTTATTATTATCTTGATAGGACTTGGCGCAGCATGATTAGTGCATTAATTGGCCCAGTCAGCGCTATCTTAGATAAGGTAATACCTGACAAAGACTTAAAAGAGAAGCTGTCTCACGAGATAGCTACTATGGCTGAACGTCATGCCCAAGAACAGGTCATGGCGCAAATTGAGGTCAATAAAGTTGAAGCAGCTCATAATAGTATGTTTGTTGCTGGTTGGCGACCTGCTATTGGTTGGATATGCGCTTTGGGAATGGCTGGCAACTTTCTTGTAATACCTTTTGTAAATATGGCTTTAGAACTATTTGAGACAGGGGTGGAAGTTCCTTTAATAGCTTTAAGTGAGATGATGCCCGTCCTAATGGGTATGTTAGGTTTGGGTGCAATGAGAACCTTTGAAAAGACCAAGGGTGTCTCAAGAGAAAAATGATGACTGTCGTAGAGTTTCCTGTTAACAAGATGGACGCTCTAGCAGAACTAGCTGATTCTGAGCTTAACGAGTGGTGTGTGGAAAAGGTTGAGCAAGGATTAGACCCAGTATATCTAGTAGGAATTTTGCAATACAACGTCCACTATATGCTGGCTAACATGGTTGAGGAAGAGTAATGGCTGACGGAATTGACACTAGCCCTGCTTGGCCCGCATCGCCTTTGCATGGACAATCTTCTGGTGTTGGTTTTTATTCTGAAGGATTATCAGGAATATTTAACCAGATACTGCAAGATAGTGCTGCAAGAGCGTATATGGCAACAGAAGGTATGTATACGCAAGCCGAAGAAGCGTTTGAATCGGCTCAAAGAGACTTGCGTGATATTCAGCTTACTGTTCCTCAAGACCAACAGGCAGATGCTTTAGCGGACTATCTAAGAAAGTCTGGTTACTCTTCTCACGTTGTAGAGCAAACCTTAGGTATACCAAGAGAAGAAGTAGATGCCGCTTTGATGGCTGCTGGTTATGATTACGAAGGTCAGCCATTGCCTGAAGGAACTCTTGATAACGAGCTAATCAAAACTACAGAACAGGAACTTCAAGAAGTTTATGACTCAGATATATCTGGGAAAGAAAAGATAGACAAAGTATTTGATATTTTAAATCCCGACGACACAGAAGCAGGAAGAGTTGCTGCTCAAGCAGAAGTTTTAGAAGAGGCTAATAGAGCGGGTTACACAGTAGAAAGTTTAGCAGACATATATAGAACTGATGATACACCTTTTCCTTTAGATGTTTTGTATCAAATATTAATGAATCTTCCTAACAATAAAGATGCAATAGATATATTAGGAAGGTCAGCAGGATTGCCTACTGGAAACGGAAATAGTGAAAACGGAGACGGCCTTGGCGACAAGAACGGAGACGGCCTTGGAGATAAAGACGGAGACGGCCTTGGTGATGATGGGCTTGGTAACGGGACAGGAAACGACACGATAACTGGTGGAACAGGAAACGATACTATAATTGGCGGTACTGGAAACGACACTATAATTGGTGGTACTGGTAACGATGTTATAGATGACACAAAAGAAGATACTGTAATAACAGACACAGTTATAAATGACACTGTTATAGATGATACTCCTAGAACTATATTTCAGGTTGGCCCACAAGGGCCGCAGGGTGAAAGAGGAGAGCCTGGTAAGTCTGGCCTTATTATGATGCTTGCTCAACAAGCACCAATTACAGAACAAATGTTTTCAAGAGAATTATTTGAACCAAAGTTTAGAGAATTAGAT